GTAGATGGCAACGTATCTGAGCATCAGATAACACCATCTATTGAATACGCATTTGAACTTTACGCAAAGCAAGGATTTCATCGTGCCTTCCGTTTGGAAGAAAAGCAGACCGATGTGTACTGGTTAGCGTGGGAGTGTTTAAGATCTGCAGGCGAAACCGTGCCAATGTTCGGCGCAGAATTTATAAAGACTCTTAAAAAGGTTGATGTGCTAGATGATGACCCGGAACTATAAGGCGTGACTCGTTTACTTATTTGATCGCACGGATCAGTTTGGAAACGGGAATACCGCCCAAAGATTTAATTGGCTTAGATTCGAGGATGTTTGCAGCTTTGCTGCAGGCGATGAAAGATAGAGCAAAGGAGATAGCAGATGCCAGTAACGGTAAAAGGCGGCGTTGATCTCCAAAGAGCTTTAAGAAAATTCACGCCTGATCTAGCTACAGAAACACGAAAAGAAATGGCTAGTTTGCTTAAGCCTATTGTGTCTAAAGCGCGCGGCTTTATCCCATCTCAAACACCTTTATCTGGATGGGGTAAAGCATCGGGTAATGGCAAATTTCCAGTATGGGATGGTAGAGCTGCTAAAGGTGGCGTAGGTTACAAAACTACACCTAGCAAAGTAAACCGCCAAGGCTTTAGATCTTTAGCCCGTATTCAAAACGCATCTGCATCGGGTGCTATTTATGAAACTGCTGGCCGCGTAAATGCCAATGGCCGTGAACAAGGATCATCATTTATTGTGCAAAGACCAGGCTATAACCAAGGTGCAAATATTGTGGCTGCTGGCCCTAACCAAGGCCGTAGCCGTAATCCACAGGCAGGTTACATATTTGTACAAGCAATAAACCAATACGGCATGATTGTAGATGCTAACAATCAAACAGGTGCAGGCCGCCGATCTCGCAAGATGAAAGGCCGTGCAATCTTTCGCGCATGGAAAGAGGATGGCGGCAAGACTAACGCAGCTGTTATTAAGGCCATTGAGTCTGCCCGAGATAAATTTAATACGGCTGTGGGGTATAACTAATGGCCGTTGATCCATCAGTAAGAATTGATATTGCCGCTGAATTCACAGGCAAAAAAGCATTTAAGCAGGCAGATTCAGCTACGGCAAAATTAACTAAAAGTGTTAAATCTTTAGCTGGTGGTTTAGGTATAGCCTTTGGCACAAAAGCAGTAATTAATTTTGGTAAAGCAGCAGTAAAGGCTTTTGCTCAAGATGAAGCAGCTGCGCTACGTTTATCTAACGCAGTAGAGAATTTAGGAATTGGGTTTGCTAATGCAGACATTTCTAAATTTATATCGGAACTTGAAAGATCTGCAGGCATCGCTGATGATGTTTTAAGGCCAGCATTTCAGGGGCTATTGACCACTACGGGATCATTGACTCAATCACAAAAACTATTAAACGATGCAATTACAATTAGCCGCGCGTCTGGTGTTGATTTGGCTACCGTATCCCAAGATCTTTCCAAAGGTTATGTAGGCATTACTAAAGGTTTGGCTAAGTACAATACTGGACTAACTAAAGCAGAAATAAGCACTAAATCTTTTGCCGAAATACTAGATGTTTTACTAGCACAATCTGCTGGTGCAGCTAACGACTATTTAGGTACAACTGCTTATAGCATGGATGTGTTAGGCATAGCAACAGGTAATGCATCTGAAATTATTGGCGGCGGTTTAGTAGATGCATTGGCCAGAATTGCAGGTGGCAGTGAGGCTAGTGATGCTGCTGCAGCTATTGAAACTATTGCCAAGGGAGTCGCAACCTTAGAACGCCGTATCGGCGATGTCATCGGCGCAATACCAACCCTGCTTAAAAACTTAAAGAATTTACCAAAAAGTATTTTTGGCGGTTTTGTAAATAAACAAGCTGGCATAACCCCACCGGCACCAGTTCAAACACCAACGGCCTCTGAACTTTCTAAAGAGGAACGTGCAAAGCGTTTAGCAAAATTAGAAGCCGATGCAGCTGCGCGCGCAAAAACTCTAGCAGCATTAGCAAAGAAACAAGCAGCAGCACAATTAGCAGCACAAAAAGCCCAAGAATTAGCATTTAAGAAATCTTTATTACTTGAAAAAGCCAGGGCAGCTTTAACAAAAGCGGCAGCCACTTTTGACTTAAAGAAAATATCTATTGCAGCGGCATTAAAGGCAACTTACGACCAAGATACTAAATTACGTTTATTAGCTATGCAGGCTATTGAAAACGATAATGGCGAGGCCGCGCTTAAATACATCGAGCAATTACAGAGATTAACTGCCTCGCAGCAAACAGATAAATTAAATGGCTTAAAAGGCATTGGCGAATTAGAACTAAGCACAATTAACAAATTATTACTTGCTGAGTTAGATGCTATTGCTAAAAGCAAAATGTCTGAAGCAGATAAAGCAGCTGCGCGCCAAGCGGCATACGCAAAATATAACGCTGCAATTATTGAGTCTGGTGGCTTAGCCGATAAGAATTTCTATTCGGAAGAAACGCAGATACAGTTATTAGAAATTGCTAGACTAGCATCTATACATAATGTTGCTGCTGCACAAGCTACTTTAGATATTCTTAATTACACAACTCAAATAGATATAATTAATCGTGTTGCGGCTGCACAAGCAGCAGCCGATGCGGCTAAATTAAAAGCATTACAAGAGTATTTAGGTTTATTAGGTACTGCACCAATTTTAGGTGGTTTGCCAGGTATGCCAGGTGGGCCAACAATACCAACAGGGCCAAAACCACCCCAATTTGGCATTGGTGGGCAACCTATTTTTCCAGATGGTTTTAATGGTTCTTATGGCACAGGTTCAGGTATGGGCGTTCCATTTATCCCAGCACCTTCAACAGGTGATAATTCAGTAACCATTATTGTAGAAGGCAATATATTAGATGGCGATGATTTTACCGACAAAGTAAATGGCGCGGTACTAGACGCTTTCCGCCAAGGTCGAAGCCGATTCCCTGCAGGCACGTTACCGGATGCTGGCTAATGACAGTACCTACGATTAACGCAGTAATTAACTTTTCTACAGGTGCAGCCTTTGCACAGGCTATGATTTTAGATCAAGGCATACTAGGTACTAACGTTTTAGCAGATTCAGCTGCACTAATTGTTGATGTATCCAATGTAGTAGATAGCGTTAGCACTAAACGCGGTAGATCAGCTACAGCCGATGAATTTCAAACAGGTACTTTAACGCTGCGCATTGTGGATCAAAATGGAGATTTTAACCCACAAAACCCAGCAAGTCCATATTTCACATATTTAACACCCATGCGCAAAGTGTCTATATCGGCTACATCGGCTGGCGTTACTTATCCAATGTTCAGCGGCTTTATTACTAGCTACACGACCACTACACCACGCAACGCAAACGATGTCGTGTACACGACTATTACGGCCGTTGATGCCACACGCTTAGCCCAAAATGCACAAATCAGTACCGTTACTGGTACTACTGCTGGTGATCTAAGCGGTACAAGAATAAACCAAATCCTTAACACTATTGGCTGGCCAGCATCTATGCGTGATATTGATGCTGGGCTAACCACGCTGCAGGCAGATCCCGGTACTGCCCGTACAGCCCTTGCAGCCTTGCAAACAGCCACAAATAGCGAATATGGTGCAATCTATGTGGATGCCGCTGGATCGTGGACATTTCAAGACCGTTTAGTAACTACGGCAAGTATCGCAGGTACGCCTACCGTGTTTAACGACAACGGCACAGATATTGGATATGCCAATGCCGTATGGCGATTAGATGACACCCTTGTATTTAATCAGGCCAATATCACTAGGACAGGTGGCACAGTTCAAAACGCTACTAACGCAGCTAGTGTTGAGAAGTATTTTGCCCATACCTATAATCAGCAAGATTTATTAATGGAAACGGATGCTGTTGCGCTGGATTATGCCCGTGCTTATGTAGCAAGCCGTGCTGAAACTAGCATTAGATGCGATGCCATTGAGTTAGACCTTTACACAGATAATTATGCTAATGGCATATTAGCCGCGCTTGATCTTGATTTTTTTGACCCAATAACTATTACTACTAACCAACCAGGTGCATCTACCCTTACAAAAACCCTGCAAGTTTTCGGCGTGGCTCATAGCGTTACCCCGAATAAATGGCGTACAACCTTTACTACACTTGAGCCTGTCATTGATGGGTTTATATTGAACTCAACCCTATACGGCGTACTTGATACGTCTGTATTAAGTTACTAAGGAGATAAAAAATGGCAGCAGGATTAGGTTTCAAAACGTTCGTAACGGGTGATGTACTAACGGCGGCAGATACTAATGGCTACCTGATGCAAGGCGTGTTAGTTTTTGCGACTGCAGCAGCTAGAGATAGTGCTATTACATCTCCGCAAGAAGGGCAAGCCTGTTACTTAAAAGACACAGATGCAGTCATGACCTATTCAGGTGCGGCGTGGGTTGCAGTTGGTTCTAGTGCTTTAACAAAAATAAGCACTACAACTTTTAGCAACGTAGCAAGTCAAGATATAGATAACGTTTTTTCTAGCACTTACAATGCTTATTTAGTTTCAATTTCTCAAATTTATGCTGGAACTCAAGGTGACGATTTACACCTACAAATGCGTTATTCAACAACTACTGCAACAACAGGTTACAGCGGTGCATTAGATGCCATAGTCTATACAGGCACTTCAGCAATTACTGGTGCAAATAACGCTGCTCAAATGTTATTAAGTAACGCTTGCGGTGCGTCTGGTTTCCCAACAACAGCAACTTTTAATGT